GCATGCGCCCAATTGTAGATGGTAACTTCAACAGAAGCCAACGGGACAATGGTCCTGTTGAAGTCCCAACCAACTTTAAGACAGCGATCCCTCATCAAAGCATATTTAAGTTTGCAGACTTGAGCTTGCAGACTTGACTCAGTGAGAGAATTGATGCTTCCTGCACGAATATTACTCAAGGCTAAGTTACATATTTCGACTTCACTTGCCATTGTTTAACCCCCGTAGAGTGTTTTAACCGCATCGACATCTTCAGATTTACGTTTGATCTTTAAACCGGTAAGCTGAATGCCAATCGACTTGGAATTCTCACCGCCTGACCTGCTGTTTTCATGCTTGCTGTTTATAAACCCAACAGTCCTGATTTCAACAACATCTTCAGTGGCAAGTTCAGCAACCCCAAGGGTATCAATCAGATCATCTTCAACATGAAGACTTGTCCCATATGGGTAATGCTGTCCATCTGAACAGCAGTCCAACATGTGACCTTCATAATTCTCTTTTTTAATTGGAATTAAATCTTCCCCCATTGGTCAAATCTCCTTGAACTAAAGGGTTTCAACAGCAGATGAGTTTTCACCATCGCCCATGAAAGTCAAGTCAGAAACATCTTTCTGATCTTCTTTGGCTTTTTTCTGATCAGCATCACTCTGTTGTTTTTCCGCAGCAAGGCGTTTTTCTTTTTGTTTTGCTGTTTCAGCTTTCAACGGCTCAAGCCATTTGGGAACAGGCTTCAGCGGTTTATCGGTGTAGAGAAAAGAACGTTTTCCATTGGGATCATAAAGTTTACCACCGTGAAATCCTTTTGCTTTAACTTTGTACTTCGGCATTTGTCACCTCTTAAAATGAATTAAAAAATAAAAATGGGGCTACTAAATATTGCATAGTAGCCCCATTTGATTAAAAAATCAAACCCTCACAGTTTTTTTAATTAACCACCTGTGATGTTTGTCTGGTTCCCCATGGTAATACCGGCTGTGATTATACCTTCTGTCGGGTCCGTACCAACTACAGTGTACCGGACACCCAGGTATCTTTCATCAATTTCATTGGGCAGCACGTCAACCGGGAACTGGTAACCTGCAACCAGATCAGCAAGAAGAACTGATTTGCTGATAACCACAGTTCCAAGGGATGTTGTGGCACCGGTTTCAATGGCAATGGTAAGGGATGTTAAGGTGTTAAAAGATTCTGTAACCTGAATGAGAATGGGGATTTTATTCCCTTTTCCAACATCCTGGTTAAGTGCAGCAACGGCATCAAAAGGCGTACCGGCCACACCAAGGTCAATCACATTGGTTGATATGGCGGTAGCAATAATCGCCTGGTCATCTGAGAAAATCAGCTGTGCAGAAAAAATCATGTCGTATCTCCTTTTTCAAAATGTTTATTGTCAACCGAAACGGACCGGACTAAACAACCCTTGCTTCGGTGTTCAACAGGGCATCACTTTCACGGATGGGAATACCACGGTAAGTGGTCACTTCCTTACCTTCAATTTCAGTGGTCTTTAGACGTATGAAACTGTCTGAAGTACCGGCGTTCGTTGCCAGGGCATCCAATGCTTCCATGACATCACGGTTGCAATACATGCAGATCTTACCACCTGCAACCCGGCGATTCTGAAGCCTGTAATATGCTTTCCTGAGAAAGTCATACAGCTTAACGGAACCACCAGCCATGTCACTGACATCAATGTTGGCAACACGGGATATATATCTCCAATCCTTCACAGCAAGACCAACATGCCAGGTGAACTGTTCTTCCATGGCATAATAGGCGTTACCACTGGCATCAACAACACGCTGTTCACCCATGTCCTCACGCTGAACACCTGCCTGGGTGCCTTTGGGATACAGAAGGTTGGTCTGGTTGTCACCCCAGGTCACAATCCAGATTGATGTATTATCTGACCCAGTACCACCGGCATCAATGATCTGACCACCATTGGCGGCAGACTTACTGTTGAAACGTGGAGCAAGACCCATGAATTCTTCAGGATCAGAAGCAGTGTTCCCATAGAACACTTTGCTGCCAACTTCATTGCTCATCGCCTCAAGATACGCCTGGGCTTCAGATAATCTGACGGCACCTTCATTGGTGGAAAGTTTCAGCAACCGCTTGTCAATGGTACTCAAACCTTCAACAAAACCGGTTGTATCTTCAACCTGGGCAGTGCGCCCTTTACTGTTGGGGATACCCTGATAGAGTTTACCCCAGGTCACATCAGGAAGACCTGTTCTGACGGTATGCAGATGGGTGGTCCCCTTGTTACATTCAACCGCCTGGGCATCATCCAGAATGGGGTTCATTTCCATCAGCATTTTAATGACTTCTACAAACTGCCCTTTTCCATCCTGCAATTTGTAAATGTCAATCAAATCAACAAAACTGTTACCAAGTGTTCCCATGCTTCACCTCTCTTTGATTAAGATTTTCTCGCATTAGGGTAAAGGATGGACACAGCATCAGATTTGTCACCTGTTACACCGGCTTCATTACCCGGCACATCTTCTGCTGTGAGTTTCCCAACCTTCACCATAAAACGAACGATTTCAGGATGATTACCAACACCGTAATCTTCCAACAATTGTTTTAATTCAGGCGTTCCGAATTTATTGACAGCAGACTGTGCAAGTTTTTTATTTTCTTCAAACTTATCACCGCCGAATTCACTGTCTTTTTTGGAATCTTCACGCCATGTTTCAACCTGTTTATTAAAAGCATCAATCTGTGCCTTGTCATCAAACTGTTTCAAATCCGAATAGATGTCAACAGCTTCCTGCGCCCCTGCCTGATCAAGACCCCATTTATTAAACAAAGGGGTTGCCAGGGCCAAGGCATCAGCATCAAGTTCAACACCTTCTTTCATTTCAAAATCAGTGTAGGTGATTTCACCAGGTGGAGTTTCACCAGGCGGAGTTTCACCAGGTGGAGTTTCACCAGGTGGAGTTTCACCAGGCGGAGTTTCACCAGGCGGAGTTTCACCAGGCGGAGTTTCAGTCTGTACACTTTCTGTGGTTGCGTTACCTACCATCTGTATTCTCCCTTAACATGGTTAAAAATGATTCACTCGCTGCTTCTTTCAACTCACCTTCAAGCCACACCCCGTGATCTCTCATTCCAGAATTGTAAGCGTGTTTTGAAGAATCTTTGTCAAATACACTACCATAGGTTCCACAGTGTTGCAAACACCTGAACATAAAAGATCTTCCATTCTCTATATTCATCAAAGTTCTGATGGCAAAAAGTTCTTCTTCTCTTCCATTTTCATTATCTGTCATTATGCTAACCCTGCCCTTTTCATCATGACACCAACTGCATTGTCATCTTCAATTTTAATATCACTGGCATCTTTACCGGCATTGACCATCTGATCAACTTGCTGTGCTGCCTGTTGCTGTGCAGCCTGTTGAGCATCAATAGCATTAAGTTCTTCAACTTTTTCATCAGAATTGACAATGTTCGGATCAACACCAAGTGCAGAAGAATATTCATCCACAGCTTGTTCAGCATTGATTTTGTGTCTTGCACCAGGCCAAATGGGTGTGAGACTTGCTGTGAACTGAGTGATGCGATCAATAGCACCGGTATTGACCAGCCGTTGTGCTTGAGCAAGAACAGAGACATATTCAACATCCAGTTCTTTATTCCGCAATTCTTCAGGTGGTGGGGGAAGGACACCGTTGTCCTGAAGAATGTCAAAAGTTCGATCAATCAGGGGGTCTAAAAGTTCAGTATGCAATCTTTCCAGAACAGGACCAAGCATCAGAAGCTTTTCTTCATGCTTTTCAGCCACTTCACGGGCTGTTATCTGTCTTCTATCGGTGTTGGCAAGCATAAGGAACAGATCTTCATAAAACGCCCGTTTAATCCTATCTTCTGCGTCACGGTTAACAGTCTGAAGCGCACCAAGATCAGGTCTAAAATTGTTACCATAAATACTACTTAAACCTTCACTGTTTTTATCAAGCCATAGGATTTCATTACCCTTCAGAACACCAGCATTGATTTTGTTTTTCAAACCTACATCACCCTGTAACGGTGGAGTACCGACTTTATCAACAGCCTGATATAGTCTCTTCTCACCGTGTTGAAGTGCCTTGGTGTCACCAAGGGCAGTTATACCAGGGCAATCAGTAGCATATACATCTTCATCGGTCACGTCCCACCTTGGTGTCATAATGGGAAACATGTCAAAACCGGAATTTCTCAAAAACAGATCCTGACCGCCTCTTTTCGGACTGCTGTCTTCAAAATAAACTGATCTGAACTTCTTATCTTTTGCGAGTGGGCTTTGCTGGTCCCGGTTATCATTTGGTTCAATAATATGAATGACTTTGACCCATGTTTCAGAGTTCCCATTTTTCCACATCTGCTGGACAGGATCGCTACAATTATCTTCACCGAACTGTTTAATCATCTGTGCAACACTCAGTTCATATTCACGGTAAAAAGTATCTGTCACATTCTTCCCATTCAAAGCCAGCATGTAAGAACCAACCGTGTATGGGCGGCACCAGATGACATTTTCAAAATCCTGATAGACTCCGAGAGCGCCGGTCCCAAATACACCGAGCTCTGAATAAATGACATGTAGGGAATTATAAAGATTTGATGCAGAAAACACTTTATACATCACGGTTTGGACCTGGAAAAGCCACTGTTTAACACTTGCAAAATCATCAAGGTCAGTATCACCGGATGACAATCTGAACCATGGTCTTGCAGGTGATGTGATACCTGACATCATGCCTGAAGATAAAGTCCGTGTCGCCAACCTGCTGGTGTTGTTGATCTGCTTTGTATTCCGCTTGTAACCCTTGTTCCGGTCTGAAGTAAGAAACCGCCCACGATGAGCAAGGTGGAAATCCGACAGGTCCTGGTAAAGAGGGATGAATGTTGATCTTTCAGATCTCAAAGCCTCAAGTCTCTTTTTATAACTCAAAATAGTAGTCATCAAAATTTCTCCTTACACAATGGCTAAACTACCTTCAAAAATAACATTAAGTCTTAGCAAACTTGTCAAATTATCCTGTACTAAAAGCTCAACACTTTCACCTGGGCCAATTCGTATTACAACACCCATTTTATTCTGTCCAGCAAAAGTAAGTCTGCCACTAAACCCAAAAACACCTTGCCCTGGGTTCGATGCTTCAAGTGCATCCCAATCGTACATTGCACCCTTCATTTCTATATTTGTCTTGAAATTAAAAATATTATTAATCATACCATCAGCACGTCTCATCACTAAACCCTTGAGAAGACCGCCGCCTATATCACCGAAATCTGTAAGTTCTGTAGCGGTGTTAGTGACACAAAGTATCATTATTCGTGTGATATCAAGTGTAACACTGAGTCCTGGGTCGGCACCCCTAAGTGTGAATACTTCAGTGGTGGCACTTCCATCAACATTCATGTTTGTGATACCGGTTCCAACAACATTACCTATATCAAAATTCATATCTATTGGGGTATCCATAGACAACACATTTGCTACTATATCAATGACTGTACCAACATAAAATGCATCTGTAACAGTGTTAAAAATACCAAGATAGTCACCTGTATTTATCCCATTTGTATCTGCAACTTCTATATCAGTGTCGTCTGGTTCTGCGGCAACAGCAAGTGTTGTGGTATTTGTCACTTGACTTGCATA